TACAAAATGAAAACGAAAGATTTGGTAAGTTTGAATCGCATGGTGTAACCATTGTTAACACAGCAGTAAAACACCCCCAAAATACTAAATTACAAACAGAGTTTTGGACTTGGCTTGAATCTAACTATCAAGATCTTCGTAGATTGCACATTCTTGGCGGAGAACCATTTTTTCAATCACAATTTGAAACTTGCTTGGAATTTCTAGAATCTCACAATAATCCTGAATTAGAATTTAACATTGTAACCAATCTCAAAATATCTAAAACAAAACTAACTGAGTTTGTGCAACGTGTACGTAAATTACTAATTCAACGCAAGATTAAACGTCTTGATATAACTTGCAGCATTGACTGTTGGGGGCCTGAACAGGAATATATCCGTTATGGATTTAATCTTGAGCAATGGAAACAAAACTTTGAATATCTAGTAGAACAGCATTGGATCACACTCAATATCAATCAGACCATTACAGGCCTGGGCATAAAGTCCATGGAATCGTTGTTAGAATACATTAATCAACACAGAGCTACACGAAAGATAGGACATTATCATATGGCTGTGGTCGATAATCAATATTTTAATCCTAGCATATTTGGTCCAGGATTTTTTGATGAAGATTTTGAAAAAATACTACAGGTGATGCCCAATGACGAATGGCAACACCAAAATAGTCGCAACATGATGAAGACATTGCAGTTGCAGTGCAATCAAAATACTCGTCAAGAAGATCAGTTGATTAAACTTAGAGTTGTGCTTGATGAACTTGATCGTCGCAGAAATCTCAACTGGCGTATAACATTCCCTTGGTTAGTGAAAGAATTAGAACATGTGGTATAGTAGAGTAGTTGCTGACCTTGGTGCGATTCCAGATTTTGTTTCACACTACGAAAACGAACTCAATGAAGCCAAGAAAGATTGTAAAATTGGTGGATTGGTTGAAAAAAACATCAGTGCTCTCCCGGGTATAACTGAGCATCGCTTTAACCAACTACAAGAGATTGAAGCGGTGCTTAACTATCTTAATATTCAACTTCGAAAAATTCGTAGGAAACATTTTCAAAAGTATCTGGAAGGATATGCTAGAGCATTGACCAGCAGAGATGCTGAAAAATATGTAGACGGCGAAGATGAAGTTATTGACTACGAAACTATTATAAACGAAGTAGCATATTTGCGTAATCGCTGGTTGGGCATTCTTAAGGGACTAGATTCCAAGCAATGGCAAATGGGTCATATTGTACGCCTAAGAACTGCTGGCATGGAAGACATCCAGGTGTAAATACCTGCATGAAAATCGTACTTGTAACCGGCGGCTTTGATCCGCTACACTCTGGACACATTGCTTATTTTAAAGCAGCCCGCACCTTGGGCGACATGCTGATTGTGGGACTTAACTCAGATGAATGGTTGACTCGTAAAAAAGGTCGACCATTCATGCCCTGGACGGAAAGATTGTGTGTGATAAACAATCTTGCCATGGTAGACGAAGTGTACACATTTGACGATGCAGATGGCTCGGCTAAAGAATTTATTCGACAAGTTCGAGCACACTACCCTGACGCAACGTTGGTATTTGCCAATGGTGGTGATCGCACTGACAAAAACATTCCTGAAATGGATGTGGTAGATGCCAATTTAGAATTTGCATTTGGCGTGGGCGGCGAGGATAAAAAGAATTCTAGTTCATGGATTCTTGAAGATTGGAAAAAGCCCAAGACACACCGAGCTTGGGGATACTATCGTGTGTTACACGAAGTTGGTGCCAATACCAAACTAAAAGAACTTACTGTTAATCCCAAAACATGTTTGAGTATGCAACGTCATGACAAACGTGCAGAATTTTGGTTTGTGGCCGAAGGAGAAGCCACAGTGTACACAGTAGATCCGCACAGCACAGATCGTGACCTAATGGCCAGTCCTGCCAAGCACCAATCAACTTGGATTAAATTAAACGAGTGGCATCAGCTATGTAATGAAACTGATGAACCGTTAAAACTAATTGAAATTCAGTACGGAGAAAACTGTGTTGAAGAAGACATTGAGCGTAAATGAAAGCTATCCCTGTATACATTGGCTACGACCCGCGCGAAGCAATTGCGTTCCACACCTGTGCAAATTCTGTCATTCGCAACTCTAGTAGACCTGTAGCTATTATTCCTGTAGCCTTAAACTTATTTAAAGACTACAGCGAAACACACACAGATGGCAGCAATCACTTTATCTACACACGCTTTCTTGTACCACATCTGCAAGAGTATACAGGCCACGCTATCTTTATTGACGGGGACATGATTGTTTGCGCCGACATTGCAGAGCTCTGGGATCTACGTAACCCTGCACTAGATGTGCAAGTGGTCAAGCATGACTACAAAACTCGGATGCCTGTAAAGTATCTAGGAGCAAAAAATGAAGACTATCCTCGAAAAAATTGGAGTAGTGTTATTTTGTGGAATTGTAATAGCTTCCCTAACAGAAAACTTACACCTGAGTTTGTACAAAAATCCACTGGTAGTGAGCTCCACCGCTTTTCTTGGCTAGATGATGAGCGCATAGGTGAGTTACCGAAAGAGTGGAACTGGTTGCCTGATGAATACGGGCCAAATCCAGATGCCAAATTGTTGCATTACACCCTCGGTACTCCGTGCTTTCATGAGTTTGCTGACACACCACAGAGTGAAGATTGGCACAGAGAACGTATTCTAACAGAATACTGTCAACAAAGAGATATATGAGCGAAGAAATTGAAGATCAAGATGCGTCAGTGCCGTTACCTCCTAGGCATGTGTTTGATATGGTACCTCCAGATATCAAAAAATTGTTTGAAGACATACTCAAATATCGGGTAGATCCAGCAGCCTGGTGCTACGGAGTAACATTAGAAAATTTAGTTACACAGTTACATGGGTTGCGAACAAATGCAGTTATTGCGTTGGCAATAGAACCTGGAGAAACAAAATACAAGGAAAAAGGGCACATGTACGATCCATTTTTACAAAGTTTTATACTAGGTGCTGGTGGACAGATTAGCACTTGGAAGCGTGATAGTGTTAGCACTGCACCGGTTGTGTTAAGAGGCATAACAAAACGTAAGGAAATGCAAGCATGTCGCGATCAAAATAGGGATTTTTATTACATTGACACAGGTTATTTTGGTAATGGTCGAAAGAAAACATATCACCGTGTTACTAGAAACGATGTACAGAATTTTGGGCCTATTATTGAACGTCCTGCTGACAGGTGGGCAGCAACCGGTGTACGGTTAAAAAAGTTTCGACCAGGCACAAATATTTTATTGGCACCGCCCAGTCAAAAATTATTAAATTTATACAATATCAATCTTGAAGATTGGATAGATAAAGTTCAAGCAGAAATACGATCGCACACTGATCGTCCAATTGTGGTTCGAGAAAAACAAAGTCGCAGTGTTCGTCAAAGTACAGACACTATGGAAATGGCATTGGAGCAAGATGTTCATTGCTTGGTAACATTTAGTAGCATTGCTGCTGGCGAAGCGTTACTCAATGGCAAACCAGCTATTACCCTAGGACCTAATGCTGCTGCCCCACTTTGTAGTCAGACTATTAGCGCAATTGTTGACCCACATATTCCAACGCTTGATGAAGTTGAGAGATGGGCAAGACACCTGGCATATTGTCAATTTACAGAACCTGAAATGAAAGATGGTACCGCCTGGCGGATACTCAATGACCACTGATGTAATAGTATATGTTAGCAGTGTAGCTAACCCCAAAAAACATACAAGAAAAATTGAATGTTTAGAAAGTTTTGCCGCAGGCGCAAAACGTGCCGGTGCGTCAGTTCATGTTGAATGGGCCAACCGTTATCAGCCTAGCAAGTTAGCTGTTATTTTGGGATGGGCAACCACGAACACAGGCGGTCCAAACATACAATTAAGAAAACAGATCATCGCCGAACAACAACGACACGGGTTCAACACCATGTGTATTGATGCAAGCTGTTTTAAATACCTTGACAATCACGGTACATATTTAAGATACAGTCTTGGTGGTCCGTTCTATGATCGAGCTGAATATGCTAATAAAAATAGCTCAGACGTTAAATGGTTAGAAATTAGTAATGCGTTAAAAATCAAATTAGCTCCACCACAGCACAACGCTAGTGGTCATATCTTGATATGCATGCAACGAGACGGCGGCTTTTCTATGAAGTCTCTTGACCCTATCACCTGGTTAAAAGAAAAAATTGTACAAATCCGTGCCAACAGTATCAAACCAATTATGGTACGCCCGCATCCTGGTGCGTACGATCCCAAAGATTTTGACATATTTAGATCTAAACACTATCGCGATAGGCTTGACGTACATATTATTGACCCAAGCACTACACGATTAGTAGATAACTTACGTGGAGCCTATGCCGCAGTATTTTTTAACAGTTCGGCAAGTGTGGCAGCAGTGTGTGAAGGTATACCAATATTTGTTGATGATCGCAGTTGCGTGAGTTGGGATGTGGCCAATACTGATATTACAAAAATAGAATCGCCCCAGATGTTTGCTAGAGATCAGTGGATCAACAATCTAGCGGCAGCACACTGGAGCGATCAAGATGCACAAGCAGGCCGCATCTATCAAAAGTTCAAGCTGTTTTTTTAACTACAACAATATCATAGTTGTGACCTTTGACCCAGTTCCATTTATCAGTTTTGTCAAACACGCTGATTTCTTCCCAGACAATCTTAACTCCCATAACTGTCTCTACTTTGGCTCGCCACCACTCAGGTAGTTCCACAATCAAGTGAGCATTACGTCCATCAGGCAATTTCTTCTTAGCTGGATAACAAGCAATTCTAAAAAAGCCACAGCGATCCATTTTACTACTAATCATGCGCAAGGTCTCGTCTAGGTAAGCAGGCTCAATATGCTCCAACGCATCAGTGCTAACAATAGCGTCAAATGTTCTGTCAGGTAATCTTGCAAATTCGGGGTTACCAGGGTCATATCCCTCAGACACAATTCCTGGATTCAGTTCCCTAACACTAGCAATTAGCGCACCTTTGCCACAACCAAAATCCAGTACACTAGTTGGTTGATAGTCCTTGAAAAATTTATCTACTATTCGGTAGGCTTTGTAACCGTTATTAAATTTGCCTTTGGCATGCATACGGTTCAGTTGTTTTTGATAGTCAGCGTCTATTAGTGTCATTGTTCATCCAATCAGGGTTATAAGGTCTGTCTCGAAACCACCAGTGAAGCTGGGAACCTTGCCAGTCACTGAAAAATTCTCTGTACCAGTCTTGACTGCGTTCAGCAGAAAAGTATTGTTTGTTGTATATTTGTTTTTTGGCCTTAGGCGATTTAACGTGCATTCCAATAAAACAAGCAACACCAGTTAAATTCATCAGCCGTTGTTTGACCCAGACTAAATCATCGTCAGGGATGTAGGTCAACACTTGATTGCATATTACTAGATCATATTTTTGATCGGGTGGCTCAGTGGCAAATTCTGCAACACAAGGATCGTACTGGAATACGCTGTTTACATCAAGATAGTCAACAAACTTCATTAATGTAGTGTTGGGCCAAAATGTTGTAGGTTCTGCCCACTGGTGTCCTTTGCCGCATCCGTAATCAATTACAGTGTTGCAATTGTAATAGTGCGCTACATCTCTTATTTGTCTATGATATGAAAATGTATCTTTGCCGTCCCAACTTTTATTTTGTTGCTGAAACTGAGCACCTAACTCAACTGACTCTTGATAATAAGAACTTACTGCCATCCCATGATCCAATCGTCCTTGACTTGATCTAGTTTAACCATACCCCAGGATTCTAGTAATCCAACAGCGGCAAATTGTCCGTAATCTTTGCTGTAGGCATCGTGTGGTTTCTGTTCAATTACTACAACAGGCCGGCAGCGGCGAATTGTTTGTTCTGCCCCTTGTAACACACGATACTCAAATCCTTCGCAATCAATTTTGATGTAGTCAACTATGGGTAATTCTAGACTATCTAAACGTGTGATATTTGTATCACCAGCAGTACTATTGGGATCAACATGAGTATGGCCAGTGTTGCCCTCAGTGATGATCATGTTGATCATGCCTTCGTGATCGCCTAGGGCAATAGATTGAACTTGCAAATTTTTAGCAAACACATTTCTTGCTAAACATTCTCTAAACATAGCAACAGGTTCAAATGCAATCACAGTATCAAATCGTTTTACTAAATCACGACTCCATAACCCAACATTGGCACCAATATCCAGTGCTACCCTGTTTTGTTTTATGTGATTAAAACTTCGACGTCTAACTTGATACTGATACTCAGTTGGGCCGCCCTTGCTTACGCTTTTGGCAAGCATTTTGGGAAAGTGGTCTTCGGTATCCGGGAACCACCACCCGTGGCTTTCATACATTTTGTGTCTCCTGTAATATTCTTGCGGCTGTGCCGTCTCTTAATTCGTTAACGTGAAATTGGCCATACGCTAAGTGACATGTCCATGCATGTCGTTCGTCGTCAGTGGGAAACCATGGTGAATCAATTTTTGATAAGTCTGTGTTTGATACTGGAATTGCAGCGTTACAAGGTGCAAGTGCAAACGCTGGTACCCCAGCCAATACGCTTTCAGTGGCTGCAATTGAGTTGTAAGTTACAACAGCATGCACATCGCCTAGTGATGATTCTAGACTGTTGTTAATTCGTGTTTGCCGATTGGGATTACGCTGCCGAATTTCTATAGGCCTATCTGTGTGCATTTTTATAGTGGCAATTGTGGAGTCAATCCAGGAATCTAAATCAATGTTGTAAAATGTACATGGTTTAGCATCTGGTGCAGCCACTAGTATTTTACTGCCTGTTCGGCGCGGCTGCATTTTTATCCCTAGTTTTTGCCAACGATCTGCTGGCCTAGAAATTACCGAGCCGTGCTGTAAATTATTGAGCACTATCCTATGCCAAAATTTCCAACCGTGTGGATTAATAGCACTGATGCGATTACCTACATATCCAGAATCCATATAGTAAAAATCTCTATTGTTGTCCCAACAGCGTTTGATGATTTTGTGTTTCATAATGCCACGTATGACTAATGGTGCTGTGCTATCTTGGTATTGCCATGTTTCTAAACAAGTTGGAGTTGCGCCAGACCCTTGAGCAAACATATCAATGTACTCGTCAGAGTTGTTTTTGCTTAAGAATATCCAGTTCATTGCCAGTACGCTTCTGTGCGGTGTATTTTTAAATCGCTTAACTTGCTACGACCTTGATCTTTGCGAGATCCTTTGAGATGATCCAAGTATGCGCCCCATTCTGAATTGATTAGGGGATGGCCTTCGCCTGTAATCAAATGACTTGACCAGTCTAACTCGTATAAACTAGTCTGCCGACGAACAGCATCAAAAACAAAACTATCATGCCATTCGTCTAGAGCAAAAATTCCTTGTTCAGCTTGATCGTAATACTTTTGAAATGTAGTTAAAAAATCTCTTATACAAGGCCTGCGGAGATTCATAGCGTACAATCCGCATTCAGTGTATTTGCCACGCCGCCCCAAGAAACAAAGATCCTTGTTGTCTGGGCACAGCCTACCTAAGTCATTTACTGTAATGGCGCTATGGCACACAGTATCTGCATCCATCCAAATCAGCCAATCAGTATTAGTATGGTTGGCGCAATGAAAAATGCTGTACACCTTGTGAGCAAATCTCACAGCGTTCCATTTGAATCCTTTTCCTGAATCCTTGCGTTTTGATCTAACAGGATCGGCACTCACATCACCATTGGCTTTGGGTACACCACTCCAGCGAGTTTTAAATGCTACCAGTTCTGCACTAACTTTTTCTAAGTCGTGTACAATTAAATTACTTGCTGATTCTGTAACAGTACACCCCTCAGCGTAGACTACTAACTGAACCTCAATTGGCCAGTTTTGCAGAAAAGTTTGGATCATTCGTCTTCCGTATTTTGCGTAGCCGTCGGCATTAAAAGTGGTACATACAGTGTATTTCATGTGAGATATTTAGTGATCAAAAACATAGCCTATTTTCCTTTGCAGTGTGCGTTAAACTCCAAGCCCGCCATGAGCGCAGTGCTGGATTGCCTACAAGCATCCGGGATACAAACGCAAGAAAATTCCATGACCAGTGATGCAGTTGTAATTTGGAGTGTACTTTGGAACGGACGCATGAAAGCCAACCAACAAGTATACAAGCACTATCGTAGTCAAGGTAAACCAGTGATTATTATTGAAATTGGTGCATTGTATCGTGGTAACACTTGGAAGATATCAGTAAACAATGTAACAGCGCAAGGCTACTACGGCCATCTTGATAATTTAGATTTTGATCGCCCTAGAAAACTGGGCATAAGCCTAGCAACACAACTAATAACAAAACCAAATATTGTTATTGCATTACAGCACACCAAGAGTTTGCAAGTGGCTAACATACCTGATATGACTGCATGGTTAACTGACACAATTAAGATTGTACAAAACAACACAAGCCGTCCTATTACTATCCGTCCGCATCCAAGATGTCAAATTCCAATGCCATATCTACCAGCTGGTGTTACAGTAGAACAACCGCGCCCGGTTGCAAACACGTATGACAGTTTTGATATGCATTTTGATTGTCATGCTGTGATTAATTATAATTCAGGACCAGGAATTCAGGCAGCTATTGCTGGTGTCCGACCAGTTGTTGATAATACTAGCTTGGCATATCCAGTGAGTGTTGGATTTGCTGACATTGAACAACCTTATACTACGGATAGAAGCTTGTGGCTAACACAAGTTTGTCATACAGAATACACCGTGGAAGAATTAGGAAGAGGATTATGGCTAAAAAGAATAGAGCCCGCACTGACAACATAATTGACTGTGCATGTGTTATACATGGAACTGGATATAGCTGGGAGTATGTTGAAAAACTTTACAGCATGCTCACACGGCTAATTCCCAGCGGCATAAGATTCCATGTGTATACTGAGCATGATAGATCGGTGCCACCACACATGATTAAGCACATTCTTGAAGAATGGCCTGGAATAAGTGGACCAAAAAAATCTTGGTGGTACAAAATGCAGTTGTTTAACTCACATTTATATAACGGTGACATGTTGTATTTTGATTTGGACGTGGTACTAGTGCGTGAAATGGATTGGGTACGTGATTTACCAACTGACTATTTTTGGTCTATCCGTGATTTTAGGTATCTGCAACGGTCGTTAGTTAATACAATAAATTCCAGTGTGATGTGGTTCAACGTTGGGGATTTTGCCTGGGTTTGGGATGACTTTGCCAAGCAAGATATTAACAAAATAACCAAACAATTTCCCGGAGACCAAGATTACATTTCACATGTGATTAATCACAACAAGTGTCGCTTCTTTGATAATAGGTATTTCCAAAGTTATCGTTGGCAAGTCATGGACGGCGGATATAACTTTCAGACACGTAAACACAACGCACCTGGCCATGGTGCAAGAATAGGTGACGAAACCGCAGTAGTGGTATTTCATGGCAAACCAAAACCGCATGAAGTGCAAGACCCAGAAATACGAAATCTCTGGAAATAACACTTTAGTAGTACTTGACCATTATTGACAAATTTGCTATAATTGTGACATGTTATATTTTGCTTATGGAATGAATACCAACACACAAGGCATGGCCCAACGTTGCCCTGCCGCAGTAAGTCATGGTCGTGCAGTTTTACTAGACCATGTGTTTCGCTTTGCTGGCCCTGCTGATGTTGTAAAGTGCCCGGACAGTTACGTTGATGGTGTGCTATGGACCATCACACCCAAGTGCCTTGAAGCACTAGACCTGCTAGAAGGTTTCCCGTACTACTACAACCGACGCACTAAAAAAGTAGTGCATCAAGGTCGTGCGTTTGACGCAATGACTTACTTTATGCAACCAGGGAACTTAGACGCTGAACCTGGCGATGGGTATTTTAACATGGTGCTAGAGGGCTACAAAGAGCATGGTGTGCCCACAGAACAGCTTTATAATTCTGTATACTATAGTACTACCGTAAATCCCTACTAAACTGTAGGGTCTTTCTAGTTGACCAATAATTCCCATTCTGCTATAATTAACACTTAAACAGCAAACAGGAGCCTGGTATGGGTTACAAGGTTATTGAAGTCGACAACATGCGCGACAAATACAGTGCTCGTGCTGGACTAGAAGGCCCGTTTAACTTCTCTGGCCGAGTGTTGTATTATTGCAACAAAGAGGGTGCCTACTATGATCCCCGCACTGACTTCTATGTAAGCCAGGCAGAAATGGATGAGCTGAACCAACAATTTTACGAAATTCTTAAAAAGTAATACTTTTTAGTACTACTTTTTGGTTGACCAATAAACCGTAATTTGTTATAATATACACATAAACAGCAAACAGGAGCCAAAATGCAAATAGCTACAGCAATCAAACACCTACAAAAAGAAGCAGAATTCTTGGGTATGCCCTTGTTAGAGACCCTGCAATTTATCCAAAAAAACCCCCTTGCTCAACCCCAAAGAACCATGGAAGCATACCGGGCTTTTACGGCACAAGGTGCAAAGATGTTTGCCCCAGTTGACCAATAAATCAACTTCAGCTATAATACAATTTTAACGCACAAAAAGGAGCCAACTATGAGTGCAATTCGAGTTATTAACGGTGTTTATCGCAACAAGCCCGTAAACAATGTTACCTTTAACCTTGTCAAGGGTTTCCAAACTGGTAGCAAAGGCGGCTTTGTTACTGTAAAATCAGATGGCTATTTTGGCCCAGAGTTTGATGTCGTGCGTATCCGTGTTGACGGTATACGTGATCTTGAATATGTCAATGGAGTAGACCCTGTGAAAGAAAACATCGTGAAGTTTGAGAAACCCGCAGAAACAGATGAACAAGCCATGGACCGTATCCGTGAGCGTTTTGACATCCTGCATGAGATGACCAAGGCCTGCGTGAGCGGCGACATCCGTGCTATGATTGTATCTGGCCCACCGGGCGTGGGCAAGAGCTACGGCGTTGAGACTGAAATTGACAAGGCCTGCTTGTTTGACAAGCTGGCCAGCAAACGCCTCCGCGCTGAGGTTGTTAAGGGCTCAGCCAGTCCCATTGGCCTGTACAAAACTCTGTACAAATACTCAGACGCCAATTGTGTGTTGGTGTTTGATGACTGTGACTCTATCCTGTTGGATGACGTTGCTCTTAACTTGCTCAAGGGTGCCTTGGACTCCGGCAAGAAGCGCAAGATCTCCTGGTTGAGTGAAAGCCGTGTGTTGAGTCATGAGGGCATCCCAGACAGTTTTGAGTTCAAGGGTTCGGTAATTTTTATTACCAACTTGAAGTTTGACACCATGCGTTCGCAGAAATTGCGGGATCACTTGGACGCACTGCAAAGCCGGTGCCACTACTTGGACTTGACCTTGGACACCATGCGTGACAAGGTCCTGCGTATCAAGCAGATTGCCAAGGACGGCATATTGTTTGCAGACTACGATTTTGAAGAGTGTGTGCATGATGACATTATCAACTTCATGGACGAGAATCAGAATCGTCTGCGTGAGATGAGTTTGCGTATGGCTCTTAAGATTGCAGACTTGCGCAAGATGTCAGTGTTGAACTGGAAGCGTCTTGCAGAGACCACTGTTATGAAACCCGCAGGGGCCTAATAGGCCCTGGGTTGGGCACTACTTTATGTTTTTATAATTTTAATATTTGGAGATTGATATGGCAGGAAAAGCGAAATCCATTTACTTAACAGTAACACTCAAAGGCAAGTTTACATCAGTATTCCGCAAAATGTTTTTTGATGCCAAGGCATACAACGAGTATGTGAAATCAGAAGAGTTCAAGGCTCAATGGCCTGAGGATCAATACAACTATGTAAAGGAAACTTACTGATGTTTGAAATATGGGATGGTGATTTGTACTTGTATTCTGTGGAAACAAAATACGAAGCAGACGAGCAAGCAGAAGCAGGCTTTACTGTAAAAAGTTTGGAATATTATGGCGCTTAACTCTTAAAAGTTTCCCTGGGCAACAACGGTTGGCTCCGGCCCAGGCTTTATAACAGGCACTTTGGTGCCTGTTTTTTTGACTTCTTATAGCAATAAGTATATACTACTATATCTATGTTACAACAATATCTACATATTGAGTTTTGCAAAAACTACACGCTTGATTTTAAAATACACAACACGCCTTTGGCTAAACTCTGGCTTGAGAAGATGCGCCTCCGGGACCCGTACCCAATAGATCATCCTGATCGTTTCTACGGATTCAATTCACAAGAGCAAGAAATTGACCGCGCAGAAAAAATGATCCGTGGGTGTATTTCTATAATCAACAGCTACCAACCAATTATTGAACGTGAATTCACTACGGTTCATGACCAAGATTGTTTAAACTACTTGCACAACATTTTTGAACGATATCATGGCCTGCTAAATCAAAAAAAGACTCTTTGGTGGTTACGTGCTCCACAACCTGTAAAAAAGGCACTGTCAGAATTAAACTTGGCAGTACATCGTTGCGAAACTACATCAAGAAAATTAAAACCAAGATTTGCATGTACTTGGTACGGGGTTCCTACAGATACTGTACTACCAGAAGATGTTATGAAACAATGCGGAGAGATTAATCCTACATTTGGAAGTGTATGTTTGAACTATGTTGATATTGGAAAAACATTGCTTGACCTTATGATAGACAAGGATGAGTACATTAGCAACGAAGCATTCCAACCGTTTAGTCATTACAATCCAGATTTTGTAGTAAAGTTTTTTGAGTACTCTTCAAAAGAAGTAGACAGCATGTTGAAAAATATGCAACAATACTATCAAGAACATTATGATTTTTTTGCTGAGCGCGGTTATCAGCAATTTGATCATGTTAAACTACAGCCATTACAATTTCCTGTGGCAAGTATAATTGAAACTGTTCCTCGTGAACAAATAATTAACAACATACAACAAAGACAACTCGTCACTCGAGTTTATATAGATGAAACAATGCACCATACAAATTAGAGACGAAGTTAATATCAAGTTAGAAGGACTTGATCTTGACGTTCGCAAAGCCTTGGTTAATGCTTTCAAATACGAAAATCCTGCCGCACGTTATATGCCAGCGGTGCGACTAGGAAGGTGGGACGGCAAGATAGCATACTTCCAACTGGGAGGCAGTACCTACACAAATTTGCTACCTGAAATCATTCCTATCCTTGAGAAGTTTGATTATGATATTGAACTGGATGATCAACGCGACTATTCAAACACTTTTAACTTTGACCAGGTACGTGAGGAATCGTTTGCACATGTTAAATGGCCCAAGGGGCATCCTGCCGCAGGTGAACCCATCATGATGCGGGATTATCAAGTTGAAATTGTAAACAACTTTCTAGCCAACCCGCAATGCCTTCAAGAAGTGGCCACAGGCGCAGGCAAAACAATCATGACAGCGGCCTTGAGCAATGCAGTAGCGCCATATGGCCGCTCAATTGTTATTGTGCCCAACAAAAGTCTAGTAACACAAACAGAAAAGGACTACATCAACATGCAACAAGATGTTGGTGTGTATTTTGGCGATAGAAAAGAATACGGGCGCCAACACACTATTTGTACTTGGCAAAGTCTAAACATACTGTTAAAGAATACCAAGGCAGGCACAGGCGAAGTAACTATTGGCGAGTTCTTAGAAGGTGTGGTATGCGTTATTGTAGACGAAGTACACATGGCCAAAGCAGATGCACTTAAAACCTTGCTAACAGGTGTGATGGCTAGAGTGCCAATTCGATGGGGGTTGACTGGAACTATCCCCAAAGAAAAGTTTGAAAGCCAAGCATTGTTAGTTGGACTTGGACCTGTTATTGGTCGCTTGAGTGCTAATGAATTGCAACAACAAGGTGTGTTAGCCAATTGTCATGTGAATATTGTGCAGTTGATTGATCATGTGGAGTATAAAGAGTATCAAAGTGAACTTAAATACCTGCTGGAAGAGTCGGGTCGACTAGACACTATGGCTGAACTTATACGCAAGGTAAACAAAACTGGAAATACTTTGGTGTTAGTTGACAGAGTTGCGGCCGGCCACGCATTATTAGAACGCCTAGGCGATTGTGCGGTGTTTGTATCAGGAGCAACAAAAGGAACAAAAAGACAAGAAGAATATGACGAAATTGCGGACAGTACTGGTAAGATTATTGTGGCTACCTATGGTGTTGCCGCTGTGGGCATTAATATCCCTAGGATTTTTAATCTGGTTCTTATTGAACCCGGAAAAAGTTTTGTCCGTGTTATTCAGAGTATTGGACGCGGGATAAGAAAAGCAGAAGACAAAGATCATGTGGAAATTTGGGATGTAACTTCAACGTGCAAGTTTGCAAAACGACACTTAACTAAACGCAAGCAGTTCTATAAAGAAGCCAACTATCCTTTCACATTAGAAAAACTAGACTGGATGAAAATAGCATGAAAATAATTGTTTGTGGAGATAGTTTTTGCGCAGCCTCAACTTATGCTGTAAAGGATGTTGGCGATAGAAAACATTTTAGTCAGATACTTGAAGATGCTTACGGACACAACGTAGTAAATTTAGCACACGGTGGTATGAGTAACGTGGGTATTTGGTTTCAGATACGTAACGCAATTTCGTTAAACCCTGATGTAATTGTATATAACCAAACATGGTCTGCAAGAATCGAGCTTATGATAAACAAGCAAAATTTTAATTTAGAAAAAGGTTTAAAAAATTTTATATATTTTGATCCTAGTCACACAAGTACTGGTACAGAATATGTTGGGAACGTAACAAACGGAAGTGTACTAAGTACAGTTTGGCAAGGTCTTAAGGACCACCCTTTTGTTGATATAACTAGTGAACAGCTTTTGGCAATCGACTTGTATCTTAAACACATGTATCATGACGGGATATCAACTGAACTTGATACTTGGATGTTTGAATACTGGCAAATCAAAATTGAACAAGCAGGAATTCTAGGCATAAAATTCAACAACGAAAACGTTGGCAAAGTGGCATACGACTACAGCGAGAGTAATCAACAAATTGACTCTCCATACCACACAGATGCTGCAACACAAGAAACTATCGCGTCAAACATACAAAGGATTATTAATGGGTAAAATTTATCAAAGCATAGCAAATTTTATGCCCGAAACGCCTGTTGGAGTTTTTGTAGAAATTGGTAGTGAGCGTGGAGAAGGCAGCACTATAACTCTAAACAACTTGGCTGCACAATACAGCACCAAATTGATCAGCGTAGATATTGATCCAACTGCTAAACAAATTTACGCTGACCAATTAACTAATACTGAATTTGTAGTAGCATTGGGTAGCACCTGGGCAAAAGAATTTTCTTCAAAGGGTACAGATATTGCATTACTGTACCTAGACAATTTTGATTATATTTGGGATATCAATAATGTTAGTCCAGCAATACAAGTTCAGATGCGCAAATATGCTGGCCAAGGCATAACAATGACCAATCAAAATTGCCAAGCTGAACACATGCGGCAAATTGTTGCACTCCGGCCATATCTATCACCAAATGCTTTGGTTGTATTTGATGATACCTATTGTTACAATGACTGCTGGATTGGTAAATGTGGACCTGCTGTGGTATACTTGCAAGCATACGGATGGAGTGTAATACACCAAACGTTAGATTGTGGAGTGATTATGCAACGTCTTTTGGAGATTGAATTATGAGCATGGATTGGTTCAACGATGACGGTATATTCATGCCCATGCTCAATGACACTGGTAGAAATATTTTTTACAAAAATGCAATTAATGCGGCAGCGCCAGGCAAAACAGTATGCGACATTGGCACAGGCACAGGATTCTTAAGTGTGCTAGCAGTGCATGCTGGAGCAAAACATGTGATTGCAGTTGAACGAGATTTGCAAAGATATCAGTATACCAAATCAATCATTGAAAAATTACAGATGACTGACCGCATTGAATTGATGCACGGAGATTTTCTCAACCTTGACATTCGAGCAGATGTGTATGTGTCAGAAACTATCAACACACAAATATTTGGCGAAGATATAATAAAATTATCCAACCATGCGCAACGACACGGTGGAGAGTTTATACCCGGGCAATTTAAAATTCATGCAGAAGTGTATCAAATGCATCCAATATTTGTAGTTGATCAATCAGGATCAGAAGCATTTGAATATCAACCTGACATTGATGTTGATCCTGCCTTTGCTAGCATAATCAACCAAGATTTTCAGAAACAGCACAGCTTGGCCGACACACGTTATCGAGCCAATCAACTCAATATGTTGTTTAAAATGTTGCCAAAGTTTACCGATTTGAAACTGATAAAATATCACCAAACTCAACCAATCACAGTGGACTTGAATCAACTAAACAATGAGTCAGATCTTAAGGTCACTATTCCTTTGCAAGATGTCAAAAGATTTCAACAAAGCATGTATGTGGTATTGTTTTGGCAAGCCAAATATGGCGAGATAATAATGGATTGTAGAGATGTTTGGTTTGGCAATATCAGCAAACACATTATGGGAGCCACCACTGACATTGTATTTCGTTATGATCCGCAGATACGCAACTGGCGGTTGACTTATTGACACAAACCCTATATACTATTACTATGAGAATACTAACACTAGACAATACATTTTATGACCTTGACCATTTACCTGACGAGGTTGATGATATGCGTTTTGCTATTTTAGACAATAGCAACCCAGCTGACCCAGACTATCAATTTATTCCTTTAATTTTCTTAGAGAGTTTTAATAGTCCCGCCCTAGTTCTACGGATTGGTAACACTACTATCAAAATGCCCATGGACTGGCAAGTGTTAATTGGAGAACCAGATATTGGGGACCTGGAAGTTTTACCACTAACATCTATTAATGATCGAGGATTTAGAGTATTTCAGTTTAACCCGTTAACCAGCTATAGACCTAGTTTCCCGGACATTGAAATTTTAGATGTTTACCATGATGTGTCCTGGTATGCCCCTAAACTTAAAAACGGACAAATGCTGGCCGTGCCTATTAACGATGATGCGGAGCCGGATTGCATTTATTTTGTCAAAGACATTAGTCGTAACTGTGAGATTGTGGACTATAACAAGGCCTGGTAATGCCCTACACTGAACCTGAAGTATTTGAAATTATTAATAGACTGGCTAGAGTGTATCTGGAAAGTCACCCCGACGACCGTGAAGGCTTAGAGCGTTTCCTACGTTGGGCACACCTACAGTACGGATACCAACATGGGCAGTCTTAAACCAGATACCAAGTACATTTATGAACGATCAGATGGTATTGTGTATGCTCGTGAGTTTGGAGCAGATCCCAGCACACGTCAAGTGGTAGGATATGAAAGTGGTCGCGAATATGATCCTGTATCTGGCCATAAAATAGACTACGACAAAAGAACACCAGACGGTAGGCCCTTGCACGAACACCTAATGGAAGACAAGATGTGGGGCGAGATTCGGCGGACCGCCCGAACCAATCCTACTTTACAAGATGAACTGAATCGTGTTATAATGATTTACAAACTGACCAAAACTAAATGAGTGACAAGCTAACGATTGCAAACGAGATGAAGATGTTTGACCGCAAGGTTAGAAGTTTCTATGACGATCTTACAGTCGAGGAACGCAAGAAGTTTTCATCTTTCCTTATGCTACGCTGGGGCTCAGCGGTAGAAGGCTCACGCGAACTGCAAGAGTTTTACGTTATTGCCACAAACGAAAGACTTAACAAACATTTCTTCGATGTAGGAAAACATCCTAAGTTGCAATGGTTGTTAGCTACTACAGTAAGCCCAGACTTGGGCGCAATGAGGCACAACTGGATCTCTCCCAAGAAAAAGGAAACAGGTCTAAGTGCCAAACGCAAGGCTTTGCAAGAAATATATCCCACCTACAAAGATGACGAAATAGATGTCATGGCAAAAATCACAACACAAAAAGAAATTGACGCTTACCACAAAGCCGCTGGCAAAGAAAAATGATACAACAATTGATTGTAAACGGATGTAGTTATACACATTCCTATGCATTGGGCAACGGCCATCAAGATCTAGCACAGCGTCTAGGTATAGCTAACGCCCACAGTATTGCTGTTAGTGGCAGCGCCAACAGCAGAATACTTCGTACCACTCTTAAACACAGTTACACAGCACCACCGACCTTGTATGTGTTGGGTATGACCTTTCTCAGCAGACTAGAAATACCCATCTGTGAATCTGAAAATGATTTTGAAGGACGATGGGTAAATCCGCAAAATCAAGAGTTTGCTTACAGATGGCAAACAGGCTGGAACCGAAAAGAGTCTGAACAGTTTGTAGAAACCAAACTCAAAACTGAAGTATACAGCATTTTGGATCGCACTGAAGATCTCATGTACCGTATGCTCAGCACAATTGACAGTTTGAAATTTAGAGGGCATCGAGTGTTGATATTTCAGCAGGCCGATAATTTGTATCAGGAATATCTTGAAGATTCTAGATTGAGTTTGTTTTGTTGTCCAGAAATTGTTGATGGGTATCGATGGCAAGCAACTGCCTGGCAAGCCGCCCAAGGTGTAGAGCCTAAAAAGTATCCACCAGGTGCACCGCATGTTCCTCCAGATATGACGCATCCAGCGGTGGGTCATCATCAAAAACTCAATGAATACTTGACAAATTACATTCAAGAGCATAAAATACTACAATGATACAATGCCAGTACTGTAAAAAACAGTTTGCTCGTGAAACTAGTATAGAAGTTCACATGTGTGAGCCCAAACGTCGTAGGCTAAACAAAACTGAACGCGGTGTTGAACTAGGGTTTCAAGCATATATTCGATTTTATGAAACCATGCAAGGCAGTGCTAAACTCAAAACACATGATGATTTTTGTGAGTCAGCGTACTACAAAGCCTTTGTAAAATTTGGTAGATATTGTGTAAGCACAAAAACAATCAATCCCAAACAGTTCATGGAGTGGTTGCTAAAACATCAAAAAAAGATTGATAGGTGGGCAAGCGATCAGTTGTACACAGAATATTTGTTAGACTATTTAAAAGTTGAAAATGTTAGTGATGCACTAAGTCGTGCAATTGAATACAGTATTGATTGGTCAGAAAAACAATCTGCCCCGGCACATGATTGTTTGCGATACGGTAATTCTAATGCAATATGCTATGCTATTATTACAGGTCGTATTAGTCCGTGGGTGTTGTATAATTCAGAATCTGGCGCAAAGTTTTTAGGCGAATTAAGCACAGCACAAGTGTCTATGATATGGCCATACATTGATAGTGATTTATGGCAGAAGAAGTTTCAAACTTATCTAGCAGATCAAGAATACGCTCGAGATATTTTAACCAAGGCAGGATGGTAACGTGGCAACAATAATATTTTTAACACTCATACTTTTACAGATCAAACACTGGTACATTGACTTTGTGGATCAAAGCATGACGGAGGTCAATCACAAAGGTGTCTACGGACACTGGTTGGGTATACGACACAGTCTCAAGCAAGGTATCGGCACAGCGGCCTGTGTGGGCTTGGTGGCAGGCCCTGCATACTGGGCAGCCAGTGTAATAATGGGCGTGATAGATGCTGTGCTACATTATCATATTGATTGGGCCAAGATGAACTGGGGCAATCGAGATCTACAAAATCCTAGCTTTTGGGCACACTTGGGCTTGGATCAGATGGCGCATCAGTTGACTTACATT